CGATGTTCCATATATCATTATGTTTAACACCAATAGCATTTTTAATAACACTATTAAGACTATCTTCTATATACTTACGAGTTTCAAGATCAACATCTTTATGCCATTCGTTAGCTACTGCACCTTTAAGATCAAATACAGCTTTCGAGAAATTACTCTTAGTAATCTTAGTAAAAGTAGGAGTTTGATCTTTAACTTTACTCTTCTTACCATTAGTATCGTAAACATATTCAGGCTTCATATATTTAACGATACGAGTATTCTCTGAATTAGCACGAACAAAAGCTTCAATGAAAACATCAAGTTCTTCGTTAGTTCTAAGAAGAATATTATCTTTATTCGCTTGACTAGCATAAAGAGCTTCAGCATAGTTATAAAGAGCAGCATTTTCTGAACGGAAGTTACTACCACCATCAGTAATACCTTGTTCTCTCATAGCTAATCTAATATCTCTATCACTAGTACCGTCGATAGATTCAAAACTAAGAGAATCAAATTGATCTCCCCATGAAGTCTTATAAGCACTTACATAATTACCATCTTTAGTTTTGAACTTACCATAAAGGTCAATAGGAATATACTTAGAAAGATTACGACCAAAATCAAGTTTATTAACCCAAAATGCGTATTTAACTAAGTTCTCACCAAGAATACGACAATACTCATCAGGACTATTAATAAGCTGAAAGAATGTATCTCTAGTAAAATCAACATCATCACTTTCTTTAGTTGAAATAGAAATATATCCAGTTCTTACAATTGTACTCTCCATAGTATTAGAAGAAAGTAATGAAAGAATATGATTAGGATTAAGTCTAAGATTACCTTTAGTAACATATTGACCATTTACAGCAACATATCTACCATCAGTAAGTGTATTCTTAACCATAGCTAATTGAATACCAACAGGTAATTCTTTAAACATAGCTATTTTTTCATCATGAGTATAATTTCTACTTTCAAGTTCATTGTACCAATTTTTAAGATTGACATTAGTAAGAGCTAAATCAACAGCACCTTTGAATTTAAATTCATTAGTTTGTTCGTCTTTAACAATATTAACACATCCTAATAACTTAGCACGTTCAGCAAGAAGTGTTTCCGGACTTTTACTGTCATCATTAAAGAAAGGCATTTGTCTAACTTTATCAATAATAGCATAATTAACCAGAGCTTCTCTAAGTTCAGGATTATTAATCTGTTTAAGTTTAGCCATACAATAATTAATCTTATCTTTAAAAGCAGGATTCTCACTAATGAAGAGATCATGAAACATATTAACAGAGATCTCATTAGTAGAATACAATTGTTGTTGAAGAATAGGATAAGCACTATCTTCAATTTCCCAATTAGTATTAACAACTGACGGAAATATAGCTTCAATCATTGATTTATCACCAATTCTAAAAGGAGATTTAGGTTTATCAAGTTGAATTACCTTACCATCAGAATCCTTATTTTCAAGAAGATAATCATTAGCTTTAAGCAACCAATTATCAATGACTTCACCTTTATCAGTAATTGCATTTACACTATAGTATTTATAGAGTAATTCATTGCGCATACTTTCAGGAATACCTGCATCTTTAGCATTCTGAATAAGAGTATTAACATTATGCTCAAGCATTGCAATAGATTCAAAGAGTTTATTACTTTCAGAAGTTTTAGGACCAGCACCTTTCTTTTCAGTAATAAGACATCCTTGAGCACGTTTCATAGCATTTACAGCTTTATCAACGTACATATAATAATCTAAAACTTCAAGTTGTCGATTAAGATAATTAGCATAAGCTTCAAAATCTTCAACTGCATGTTTATAGTTTTGACCTTCTTTAAATAGAGAATCAAGTTCAGTAATAGTTTTAGCTTTATTCTGAATCTTACTATCTACTTCGTATGCAGTAACACCAACTTCATTTGCAAGAGCTTCAATAAATCTAGCCATAGCATGAGTTTGTTTCATGTTTATCGTATGACCATGTTCATGAGCTTTAGCAATTGCCATATTACTAAGATCTTCTTGTGCAAGATATTTACTAAGTTTAGTAATAATATCTTTAAGACCTACATTATCTTGTGTAGTTTCAAAATAACTCTTAGCAAAAGCTTTAAGACTATTACCTTTATCAGCAAGTAGTTTACTCATAGTAGCAACAGCGTCAATCATATAATCACTGCGTACATTATGGAAACTAACATTAGTGAAGTTATTAGAGTTTTCAATAGACTTAATTGAAATATTCGTAACAAAATCAGTAATGATTTGCTGAGATTCAATAAGAGCAGAATAAATATATCTATTAGTACCTTCAACTTTAGCATTGCCAGCATTAAGATTAGCATTCCAACTTATAGGGAATGAAGCAAGTAAAGCGGTATTACCAATAGTATATGTATTCATATTAAACCAAAGATTATCTTTAACAGCATCAAGAATATGAGATGTTAATTCAGAACGCTGTGCAGATATAGGCTCACCATTTATATCAGTCCAAGTACCATAATCGTTATTATAAAGAGAACGACACCAAATTGTAACACTATTAGAAGCTACATCTACTTGAACACTATGTTCACCATTAGATAATCTTTCATCTTTAAAGCATTTAAGAATCTGTTCTCTAGCCCATTCAGCTTTATTAGGAATATCTTCATTATAACCTTTAATATCACTGAAATTAAGTCTAATAGGAATAGCAAATTCATCAGACAACATAGTCTGTGTAAATCCCATTATAGATAGAGCATTATCCGCTGCAATGGATTGACCTTTAAGAACTGCAATATTATTATTAATATTACGAATCTTAATCTGATCAATAAGAAAATGCTGATTCATCATAGAGTTATCATAACCAGCAATTCTATTTATATAAGCAGCAGCAGCTTTACTATGATCAAACTCATTGGGTTTCTCTTTATTAAGAGTATTCTTAATATCAGAGTGAATACCAATCCAAGTATCAATTATAGCATTATCCTTAGCAGCTCTAGGCATACGACGATATTCATTAAGACTATTCCATTTTGGAGTAACAGTTTCTTTAATGAATTTCTCGTATTTAGCATCATAATCACTCTTAGCTTTTTTAAGTTTAGAGTAAATACTAGCTTTAGTATCATATAATGCTTTAAGTTCTGCATCAGATATAGCCGGATTCATATTTGCAGCATTATAAGCTTCAATCTCGGCAGACTTTAATTCCATAGCTTTAGCAAGCGCATTACGCTCAGATACATTCTTTGAATAGAAGCGTTGTTGCTGTAGATTTTTATATTCTTGCTTCAAACGTCTTATAACAGAATCATCAATACTAGCTTGTGCATTGATTTTAGCATTAATATCTGCAAGTTCATTAACTAATGGAATCTTTTCTTTCAGATATGCATTTTTAAGTGCATCTTTAGTTTTACTAAAGTAAACATCAGAAACGTATTCCAAAGATTGACGTTTATAAGTATCACTATCATTTTTAGTATATTCAACATATTGTCCATCAATAACGTCAAATTCTTTCATAGATAAGTAGATACTATCAATATCGTAGTCCCAACCAGTACGAGTAACAAGATGTTCAGGAACTATAGCTTGACTAGCACCATTATTCAGAACTCCTACAACTTTAGCAACGAACATAGATTGATGACCCTCAGTAGGAATACGAATACCAAACATCGTTCTAAGATTCTCTGGAACACTATTCAAATCAAGATTACCATTAGCATCTAATTTAAATCGAGAATCCCAGTTATTAAGTATAATCTCAGCAGGATGAAAGACTTTAGTACCATCAGCTTTAGTTTCCCAATACTCACTTTGAAGTTTAAAGTCAGCATTTTTCTTAATTATAGGTGTACCATTAGCATCTCTCTTAATCGTACCATCTTCATTAAGTTCAGCACGAGATTGCCAATAATCATCAGAGAACTTAATTTGACCTTCAAGATACATACGTTGAACATTAGCTTGAGTCCCTTCAACAATCCCTTTTTTGTCCAACGTAACAGCAGCGGGTTGTAAGAAAGTATCAGGTTGAATAGTAACGTGAGCACCTTTAAGTTTAAGATTAGTAACACGACGTGTAATACGAGCTAATAGAACTGATTCAATACGACTCTTAATCGTAGGATGATAAAAAGGTATAAAAGGTTTACCATTAACAACAACAGTAGCTTTTATGAAATTTCTATCAATTTCAGTTTCATTAAAATATCTACGAAGATCTGCAAGAACTAAATCAAGATCAACACCGATAACATTTCTGAGACCACCGTCAATTTCAATTGAAGTATATTTAATATTACCGTCATTAGTAATAGCACCCCAATCAGCCAACAAACGATACATCTCATCATTTGCGTTAGCAGAAAGTAACATCTGATAATACTCAAAAGCTCCTGAACCATCATAAGAATAATCTCCAGTTTTACCTTTACGAACAGTACTACCTATAGTATAATCTCCATTAAATACAAGGTTATCAAGAATACGCTTTTGAAGCTGAGTACCAATCTTATTCTCTTCATCCATAAGATGTGAAGGAACTTGTTGTTGAATATAGAGGTTACTATGACTAAGAGTTTGTTTAAAATCTTCAACACCTTTAGGATAACCTTTTAATTCAAGACGTTTGGTAGCTTCATTATACTGAATATTAAGAGTAGCTTTTGTACCATTAGTATAAGTGTATTTACCATTTGCATCTAAAATAGGGAAACCTTTAGAATCAACTGCAATATCTCTAGATATATCAAAGAGTTGAACTTTAGGCATACCACCAACTTTATGACCAGATTCAAAGTTAATAGAATCAATACCTTCTTGTTTCATCCAATCATAAAGAGTTTCATAACTAGTACCTTTATACATACGTTTAAATATAACAAGAGTACTATTCTTATCTTGATGCGAGAATACAATATCAGTATTAAATCTATTATTAAGTGTAGACTTACCACGTTTGTAGAAATAATATTTTAATTGCTCAACAATACGTGCATAATCACTAGGACTAATTGGTGTATCCTCATCAGCAACAATATCAGCTAAAGTTCTACCAGAAGGTAAAGTAAAACTATCATAATCACCCATAGCTTTGAAACGTCTAATACACTCATCTTGTGTAATAACATTGAAAGCATCGGCAGTTGTAATAGTCTTAGAACCAAAGCGTCTATTAAGTTCATCAGAAGTTGTTTTATCATTTGCAAATGGTTCAAGCATCTTCTGTAACATATTGTCTTTAAGATTAACATCAGATACAACAATCTGTGTATATGTAGTATTAGAACGAGTAGTAGAACCCGGTCTTACACCTTGAGATGCACGCTTAGCCCAATCAAGAGCATTCTTAAATTCAAAAGTATAACCAGTGAATATCTCTTGAATAGCTATATCAGCTACGTAATGATTACAAAGAAGATTAGAAACAACATAACCCCAATAACGATTATTTTTATAATCTTCAGGAAGCGTTTCATTAAGAGCTTTAAGTTGATTCTTATATGTAAGAGTCGATTGAATATTATCTCTAACAGGAGCTAGATAATCAAAAGCATCTTGAAGATGACTATTGATTCTATCAACAAACATTCGCATATAAGCATTATCAATAACATCGCCGTAAGCAGTATTGAAATCTTCACCACAAATCATAAATGGTTCGAATTTACCGAATGAACTTGTGGCATTAGGATGAAGCTCATTAAAAGCATCTTCGATATAATCTATAATGCTTCTTACAGTAGTATTGCCATTAGCATCAGTATATCTAAAATTAAGATTACCAAACTTAAAGATATTACCTGTAGGCTTACCGTTTTTAAGAAGAGCTTTACCATCCCAAAATATAGGAGCTTGAAGACCTTCAAATATATCTTTATCAAAAGCACGACTTTCATAAAAAGCTCTAAAGGCAGCTTCTGCATCACCATTATGATCACTAATCATTCTACTACGTTCATCTGAATCTAAAGAATTAAATTCTTGACGAACATCATCTTCTGGTCTAAGATATTCTTTCTTAATAGAAAGAGTTTGAGTATTAGCATCATAATCAAATAGCAAACGCCTAGCTTCAAGCATCATTTCCATTTCAGTACGGAAAGTATCTTTCACACGTTGAAATAGATAATTAGATTCAAGATCGTTAGTACGAGCTATTCGATAATTAACGAAAGTACCATCAGTATCTATAAGTTTAAATGGAAGACTTCTCTTAATAGCATTAGGTTCAGTAAGAGTATTTCCAGTTACAAATTCATATATACGAGACGCATCAGCAGAAGGTAATGAGTAACGTCCTTGAAATTGACGAAGAATAACATCGCGTGTCCAAATATAATCGTGCATATCAACATAAGGAGTTCCAATACCTTGATCACGATTAGACATACCATTAAATCGAGCATATTGAAAAGCTTTAACAGCTTCAACATTAACAGGATTTACAGCATCAAGAATACGATAACCATTTTTGTCAAGTATAGCATTACCATTTTCATCTTTTCTAAAATTAAAGAAACCTTTACCATCACCACCCATACCATTACCAAGATTCCAAATAAGAGGATGATATTTAGTACCTTTAGATTTTAAGAAATCATTGAAACGATATTTCATGAGTTCTACATTAACTTCACCAATACGATTAACAATACCTTGAAGCATTGATGTAATATGATTATAGAACTCAGGAGTATATTCTTGTTCACCTTGAACATTAATGTAAGACAAATCAACTTTAATAGCCGGATCACAACCACCCACAGTTGCAAGAATATTAATACGACCCCGCATATCATCTACAACAGAATCAATTTCATCTCCTGCTTTGAAACCTTCATAAAACAATCTTTTTATTCTACGTGATTGACGATCTTTAGCTTTTTCACTTTGTCTATCAGTAACATTAGCTTTAATTTGATTAAGAATCTTATCGAATACACCATCAATATTGACAAGTTCAGTCTCAATTTTTTGATATACAAGTTTATTAACTTTACTATCATCATTTCCGTCATAATATAAAGCTTTAATTACATCAAAAGGAACACTAAATTTAATAGATAAATAATTAAATATAGTATTAGGAGACCAATTAATACCAACATTGTTAGATTTATACAGTAAAGTATTTACTTTATCAGTAATAGATTTACCAGTTTTATATATAGCATTAATATCATACTGAACAGCGGCACGACTACCAACATATTGAAACTTATTACTAAGAATACTACGATATTGATTATAGATATTAGTAGTAGCAAATGATTGACGATTACTCTCTTTAACAGAATAAGCAAGACTATAATCGCTTTCTGACATATTGTAACTCATAGTCTCACTTTGAGTAACAACAGTCGTAGCCATATCAACAGATGCCATGTACATATTGTAGAATATTTCTTTACGTTCAATAGTACTAGCATCATCATTAGGAAGAATCTCAATCTTATCAATAATAGGCTGAAGCTGACCATTATAAACAGATTCAGAAGTAACTTTAAGACTATTTATAAGCTCTTCTTTATTAGCTGCGTAACGAGTAGCATCAATCAAAGAGTTCCAAAGAACGTTAATATCGAATGGCATTGCTAAACCATATTTATTATAATACGAAGCAGTACCATTAAATTGAGAATCTTCAAGTGTAGCAAACAGATTACTTTGATTATTATAAATCATTTCTGTAAGCATACGTTTGAATCGAGAAGAAGCAGTATTCTTACGATCAACTTTAAATTGAAGAGAACTATTCCAAGACTTATTGATATTTTGCTCATCAGTCATAGAAACACCATTAATCTCTCCCATAGTCATGTGGTCTTCAACATCGAAGTCATTAATATCAGCCATAAATTCAGCTTTATAATAATTAATGAAACTCTGCCAAATACCTTGATCATCAAGATTATCAAGTTGATCTGCAAGTTTGAGAAGATTATTCATCTTACTTTCATAACTAGTAAGAAGAGCATCATTATCTATAGCTTCATCAGTTGCTCCAGCAGCTTCAAGTTCATCAAGACGATTATTGTATTGAGCTGCAAATCCTAAATAACCAACGTCAGGATTATCATTTTGAGCATACTGACGCAATACAGTAGCAATTAAAGAACGAATTGTAACACCATTCTTAAAATCTTTATAAGTAAGATTCTTGAATTGAGGTTCAAGTCTAAAAGCAATAGCAGCAAAGATACGATTTAAATACATTTGCTCACTATCAGCAATAAAAGGATAATCATTATCATATAGAACTTGTGCTTTCTTAGCAGGTGTATGTTTATGAAATGACCTTATTTCCGGCTCTCCTTGCTCGTTTAATGGTACGGTAATACTTTTGGTCAAGCGTTCTATATTATTGCCGTAAACGCTCTGAAAAGTGGCAAATTGAGCGTCTGTCAGTCCTGCATTTTGGACGGCACGAAGCAAAACCCAGTCCCCATACTCGGATGTAAACGAAGCAGATTTAAGAGCATCGTAATCAGCTTTAGCAACAGCACGTGCTTTAACAGGATCATTAGGATAGAGCTTCTTTGCCCTATCCCATAGATCTTGAAAACACTTACTATCAGTATAGCTATCACCAATTTTAATCTGAGGGATAATATTACAATCTAAACCCATAGTAGAAGTTTTATACGTTTAACAAATACGTTTATTACTTTCATCTAAGTTACTATTTTTATTCAAGTTATCAACCGAATCATGTAAATATTTTACAGCTTCGAGAACTTGTGCAGCTTTGATATTACTATTAGAACTAGTACCAAGTCTAGCCCTACGACGAGAAGTAGTTTGCGTAGGAGATTCAGCAGTAGCATTTGCATCACCATTCGCAGCTGTATTAACAGCATTTTGAACTTCTGTAGTCGTAGATTTAACAGTAGATGCAGCAGACGTTCCGCTCCCTACCACAGCTCCTTCTCTACCGGGGACTGGAGAGTTCATCCGAATACCATAAGTAATACCATCAGGTTCCATATCTCTAAAGTCTTTATTATAGATTCTATTAAGAACATCATTAAAACGTTCCATAAGAGAATCAGTTTTAACTTCATTATCTTTGAAACCAAAGATCTTCTCAAATATATTAAGAAGAATTCTTTTAAACTTCTCCCAAAACGTAGGAGTTTCAAGATTTTCAGAACCTTCAACACGTTCAGTAGTAGAATGAAGTTCATTAAGAAGTTTAAAAATACGAGGATCTGTTAAAGCATATGTTATAATTTCAGAAATAGCATCTTTACCATTGATAACATTCTTAGTACCTTTAGCACGATCTTTAAGTTTGGTATCAATAGATTCAGATATACTAGAGATTTCTTGACTAACAATTTCAATAAATCTATTAGCAATACCTTTATCACTAAGCATATCCTTTAAGAATCTCTCACGATCATTTAAATCAGTTTTACCTGTAAGTTCAGCACGAGTATTTATAACAGCTTGATTAAAATCAGCAAACCACTCTTGCCATTCTTTATTATTATAATCAATAAGAGCTTCACGTTTAGCAAGTAATTCAGGGTTATTAATATCTCGATGAGTAGCATTAAAGAATTTCATAATATAAGTATGAATCATCTCATGAGCTAAAGTACGAGTTAAATAACCTTGATGTTCCTTACGATTAGCATGATCATAATTGTAATTAATATCAATCCTGAATTGATTACGATAAAAACCATCATCAGCAATCTTAACAGGATCAGTATAACCTTCGCTTTCAATATTAATCTTAGCTTCACTTACATTATGCTTAATATAAACTGGATTAATACCAGCTTCATATTCAAGTATATTAGCAAGTTTAGAGATACTAGACCAATCTTCTTTATAACGATCAGCATCTTGAACTGTTTTAAGCAATTCAACAGGATCATAGAAACGCTGAGGAACATCAGTTTTAGTATCAAATGCTTTAGTTGCAATAGAAAATTTAATAGGGGCATTTCCAGCAATAGTAACATTACTTATAACATTTCCATATCTATCTTTAACTGAAGCTACATCTGAATATCTAGCATTAGTTGCCATATAATAGTCATATATATCTTCATAACGTTCGCCTGTAACTGGATCTGTATATCCAGTAGTATAAGAACTACCAGTAGAATCTTTAGCTACAGCAATTCCATCTTTAAGACCGAATTGACGAACTAGATTAGGAATTATACTATTAAGTTTATTATTAAACTTTTGAACATCAGCAGGAGTATCTAAGTAATAAACAGTATATGGATAACTAGGATGATTTAAAGCACCATTATAATTAGCAACATCAAGTTTATTACTAGAAGTATAATGAATAACAGCGTCACGTCCATCAATAGTAGTTTGAATAAACTTATGATAAGCTTCTTTACCTTTACCATCACCAAGAACAGCTTTGAGTATTACATAACGTTTACTACCATCACCATTGTTACCAGATTGAAAATAAATATCATCTTGAACGGCACTACTACGTTCATTACATATAATAATATTTTGAAGTCTATTAGAAATATCAAGTCTAGCTTCGGTTATATTACCAGTATTAAGAGCAAGAATTTCTTTAATAGCATCACCAATATATTTTGTATATTTACCTAATTTACTAATACGAGCTTCTTCTGTTTTATCAGTGATAGAACCCATAATAGTATTAGGATATATAGGGAATACAGTATTAAGTGAATCAGTTTGAGGTATAACAACAACTTCATGACGTCTATTACCAATAAAAGTATCAGCTACATGAGGTGTTGCAAACTTATCTATATTCTGAACAATACCACCAGTTTTAGGATCTCTACCAACACCATTCTCATCAATAGCTAGTATTTGAACTCTAGGTTTACCTTTAGAATCAAGAACATCTTTAGTAGGCTTAATAGAATCTAATAAAGAATTACGATGATGCATAATAGGTAATCCATGTTTAGCTTCATGATCTTCATTGCGAGCTTCATCATTAATTAGTATTCTACCAGCACTAATATGACTTATTCTAAAAGTATTAGAACCTGTAAAGCGAATATCATTACGAATAGCTTGATTATTACGGAAGATCATTTCATGACGATTAACAGCGTCATTGAAATGTTTCGTAATAGCCGTAGCATTCATAATACTATCCATATTTGAATGATTAATCCTAGAAGCAGGAAATAAATCAGTACAAATTTGATATATTTGATTAAATGAAAGAGCTACATTATCAATAGAGATTTCACCGTCAGTATCACCTGTATATTCAGAATCAACAACTCCGATCATTGTCTGACTATCCATAATATCTTTAATCTGCTTAGATGTAAGATTAGAATACACAAGTTCTTTAAGTGTATCCATTAGCTTCTTAAAGCGATCTTTTCTAAACTGATCAAAGATAATATCAATGTTACGTTCAGAGTTCTCTCTATCTTTAGCAGATATATTATTACGAGGATTAAAAGCAATATCGTAATGATACATGAATCTAAATAGCTCTCTTTGATATTCAGCAAAAGTCTTAGCCATATCATCAGTAAATGCAAATTTACGTGGATAATATACACCATTCGCACCTTGAACTGTATATGCTATACCATTTGTAATAGTTTCAAGTTTAGGAATAGAACCTAATTTATACTCTTTACCATTACGATTCATTACAACATCATAAGAAGCTCTATTAGGATTCTCTTCTAAATCTGTTTGAACTACAGTAACCTCATCACCTTCTTTAATATCATCGAGTAACTCATAGATACCTAAGTTAGTAGCAGTACTATTACCTAGAATATTCTCCGGAGCACCGTTAGGACTAAAGTTAATATCGAGACCTTCATGATATATTCTACCTTTAATCTCAGGTGTACGATTAATAAAATCAAGAACTTGAGCTTCTGTTAAAGGTAAACCATTAGTAGGAGCAACATCTATAAGATCATAGAAGAAACTATAATTATTATAAAGTTCTTTATAAGTAGCATCTTTAGTTACTGCAAATCTAGCACTATAGTAATCACGTCTATTCTTAAATTCATTATGAAGATAATTAGTGATATTCATAATAGACATGATTTCAGGCATGAGTTCTTTGTAGTTATCACCACGATATTCACGCATACCATTAACAAGATCATAATAGTTAATCTTATTAATTCTAAAACCACTTCTATCACTAATAAAAGCAACAAGTGTACCAAAGAGATTAAAATTATCAACAAAGATACCACCTAAGTCTTGAGCAATCATAGCAAATTTGTTATGAAGAGTTTCATCAAGACGTATGGCAATAGCATTAGAATTATAATCTTTAGATTGAGTAAGAACTTGTGCAAACTTAGCAACAAGATCAGATTCATAAACAGTATTTAGAGCATCTGTAAGAGATTGCATATCTGATAACCATTTAGATTCATCTTTATATAAACTCTTAAGATTATCAAGAGCATTGATAGCATTACGACAGTTTTCAGCAGTATTCAATCGAATTGAATTTCCCCCTTCATCGATATTAATACTAACAGCAGCTGCGACTTTCTTAGCAGTTTCAATAATCTTAGTTTCAACACCAGTAAGTTTAGCGTCTGTAAAGTACTTATTCATTAGAGCTTTAATATAAGCATCAGAAGCATACTTACTACCAACTTTAGTGTTTCTAAGTAGCTTTGGAATCAGCACTAAGGCGTTTATCAAATCCGTGTCGAATAGTGCCGAATTTACCCCCTCTTGGCTCATTAGAGACGTTAAAAATTCGAGCATGGATTTAGTATCAATGCCCTCGATTTTGAAGTCTATAAGGGGCTGATTTGAAGCTGTTACAAACTCGATTGGCGCATCATCGGTATTAGTAGAACTTTCATCACTTACAAATTCAGTAGTAATACCATTAGCACTAGAAATAGTCTCTGTAATCTCAGTTTTAGGAGTAATAGTTTCATCAGTAGAACTCTGTTGAGCTTTGTAGCCCCCGGTAGGAGACAAGGACTGGTCAGGAGCGGAGCTTTGTGTTTGTCTAGCAATGAGAATATAATCATCGTTAGGAGTTGCCATATTAGCGGGAGTAAGCACATAACGATTAAGTTGATTCTCAAAACCTTCAATAACAATACCAACATCTTTACGAGGATTCGGAGTATTAAGCACTCTATATTCAACACCACCAATAGATACATACAAAGCATATTTAGGATTCTTACGACCTAAGTTATCTTCTATAGTATTATTGATAATATCAAATTTAGTTTGCATACTCTTAGCTTCCTGCATAATTTTGTTAGTAAGAGCATTAATATCACTCTTTGTAGTTTCACTTAAACCAAAGTGAACATCAGCTAAGAAACTAGGCAGAGGTCTACCACTTTGTTCAAGAACTTGAGCAGTATAACGACTAAGATGCCACAAATAACTATTAAGTTCAGCACTAAGATCACCGTTATTTATGCTAGGTGCATATTCAACTTCTGTTTTAGTAACAGCATCAATCCAATTGAATCTACGACCAAAGAATATATTATCGAATATAGAGTATTTAGCAGCAATACGAGTAACAATCCATTTAAGATTTGTAGTCGTAAGTGTATCAAATGAATTATCTAAAGCTCTATTAGTAGCATCATTAAACTCTTTAATTTCTTCAAGAAGCATTGCATCTTTAGAAGTAAGAGATTTACTTTTACGTCTATTCTCAATAACGTTAGTAAGAGGTGAATCTGTAACTTGAGATTCAGACATAAGAGCATTATAGAGACTAGAAGCTTCATTGGATAAAGGTTTAATACCTTCAAATTCTCTATAAGATTTACCGAATGTACCAATACCTATCGGTGCAGCATTTGAATCTTCTTCTGTTGCAAGCGCATCACGTTTTTCTTGTTGTCTCGCTTGACGTTCTTGTTCTGCTTTGAGTGCAGCTTCTCTACGAGCATTAGCGGCTTTAGTGTCAGATTCTTGTTTTTGCAGTCTAGCAAGACGGGCATTATATACGGCTTTTCTTGTGTCTGAATCAGAGAACTTTGATTCATCTGCTTGTAAAGCTTCAGAAGTTTGATACGTATTAAGTTCATCAGTTAGATCTTTATCAGTAGAAGCTTTGATTTCATCTTCATATAATTTTATTTGATCTTTAATATCTTCAAATCCATTACCATTACGATAATAATCAAGTTCAGCATCAATAGCAGTTCTTCTATTTTCATAGAATCGTTTAGCTTCTTCCGGATTAGTAAGATTAGATAAAAGAGTTCTAGCTTGTTGAGCCGCCTCTTTATCATCTTTATTTAAATTAAGAGCTTCAATGTTTTTAGTTGCTGTATCTCGAATATTACTAATATCACTAAGAGTTTTATTATAAGATTCGAGTTTACTATTAGCACCTTTAAGAGCTATTTTAAGACCTAGCAATTGCTCAGCAGTAGCATCTTTAGGAGCATTAGTGATTGCATTTTCAAGTTCACTTATTTGTTTCTTAAGACTAGCAATCATTTTATCGTAAACACTTAATGCAGCTTTAGCATCTTCAAGAGTTGCATTATTTTCAGCATAAGTATTTATATCAGCTTTCTTAGCTATACGAATATTATCGTCTGTATATTTAGAATCAACATAATTACTAAGATACTCTTTAGATTCAGCAGCACGCTTTTGATATTCAGCAGGATTAGCTGTAATAGCTTCGAATTCTAGTTCATTAAGTCTTTTTTGAGCTTCAAGAGTAGCAATACGACGTTGATATTCATAGAGATTTTTGTCAGTAGTACCATTGACTGCATCGAAATGCTTATTATAAATATCTTCAACAGCTTCAATCTTATTAAGAGTCTGTTCAAAGTAATTAGCATTTGCTAGTAGAGATTCACCTTTATCAAGTGCAATTTGTTCTTCAGCACTAATAGCTTCACCTTTATCTCTTCTATCTTTAATAGATTGAATTTCTTTAAGAGAAGCACTCATATTTCTAAGCATCTCTTTATAGAACTCAAGTGAACCATCAAGACTATTAGCTGCAACTTGATTAAGAATAGCTTCTTGTTCTTTCAGTTTAGCACCAACTATATCACCTTCTGCAAGAGATTCAACAATACCGTCAAGACCTGAACGCATAGCTTCTGTAGCTCGTTCAATACCTTTAAGATATTCATGCTCTCTTTCAATACCACGTTTATTAATCTTAGTTTCAATAAATGGCATTATAGCTTGCATACCAGCACCACCTAAAAGACCTCCAATACCTTCAGTCCAAATATCAGGATCTTTAAGATAACTACTAACTCTCATGCTAAAATCAGTAAGAGCATCAGTATCAGAAAGCAAACCAAAATCTTTACGAGCTGCATGAGTACCTTCTTGCATCGCAATGCTCATAGTCATTTCGTCTGCCATTTCAGCAAGAGAACCTCCAGCGAAACCTCCAATAGCTCTAAGAATTTGACTTCTATCAGCATTAGGTATAGCATTTAATGTACGAACTATAGCAAATTTATCACCAGTTGCCATAGCTTTACGAATGTTATCTCTAGTAGCTTTAGTAAGAGTTTTAGCAGTACCTAAGATATTCATCCATTCAACTACGTCATAAGCTATATTAGACATAGATCTCCAATAACCTTTAGAAGCTGCATTATCTGCATATCTATCAGCAATACTTTCGATATTAGTATCATTTAAAGGAACTTCTTCTAATCCCGGAGCTTTAAGAATAGCATTACCATTTTCATCACGTTCAACATAGTTCTTATAATTATTAAGAAACCATTCACGTTCTTGTTCATAAGTACCATAAGCTTCACGAGATGAATCTAGAATACGTCCTATAACAGCAGAACCATAAATATCTGCTATTTTATTAGCTCTGTTTAGAGCTTTAGCTTTTTGTAGTTTTGTACCCAACTTAAATAAATCTTTAACATATTTAGATTTACTTCCTAGATTAACAGCACTTCTAAAAGCTTTACCTAATAATAACGAAGCTCCACGAGCTGGAAGCATTATACTAGCAGCACTACCTAGTATAGAGGGAACCAGAGACGCCCAATAACCACCACCTTTCATGCGATCTAATAAATTACCCGTTTGAGCTTGTTCAGTCATATAAATAGGAAATGCTTCTCTAGTACCTTCATTAATGGAATTACCTAGTCTTTCTAAAAAATTACGAGTATAAGCTTCATCACTATCTATGAGTTTAGAGGGAAGTGCAAGTATAGAACCTGCACTTTCAATTGTACCACCAATTATTTCTCCAACAGTTTGAACAAGAGAGTTACCAATACGATCCCAAGTAGATTGATTTCTAGCTCTAGCTTCAATATAAGCATTAACATTACCGGGAACTATATTTTGACTATTTCCAGAATGTTTTCTTAAATTGAGTAATAACTTATTATCTATACTATAAGCATTAGGATTAAAAGAAGATCTTTTATACTTATCTTTAGGAGCATAAGTAGATTTTCTTTGTATGCTTTCTAATTTATCAAAATCAATAGGCATAATATCAATAATTAAAATTAGCTGTAGACATATTAGCATTAAACTTAGTAAGATTATCTAATTGTTCTTTAGTTAATCTATAAGCATCTTTATAATCTAATATAGATGATATAACGCTTAATCTACGTTGTGTATTATTAATAAAGTCTTCAGAATTATCACTTATAAATTTATCTGTAAGCTCAAATGAATTTGTTGTACTATCATACGTATCAATTTGAGTAGTAAAATTATTATTTGAATCTTTACTAAATGTAATTCTAAAATTATTATGATATATAGTTTTATCTACATTTGTTATAGGATTTTTAACAAAAGCATTTAATAACGACTTAACATTATTATAATATCTTCCATTATATTCAACAATATTATATGCAGAAGCATCATTCATTTGAATAGCATTGGAAGGATCTGGACCAAAAGTTAAACTTCCACCATGATGTGTAGACATAGCATCAAATATAAATTTTGTATCAGCATTAGGTCTATCAGCCATATCGAATGCAGAAGTCATACGCATAGCTAATTCAAATTCATCTATAGTATTCTGATCGGCATCATTATTCGCAACAATAGTGAGTTTCTGTCTAACATTATTAAAACCTTGAACATTCTTTATAAGATTAAGTGCTTTACGACCATCACTCAATTCCATAAGTTCATAAGTAATATCTGATTTAGAATATTTAGGGTTCTTATCTGTACCTTTATCTTCAGTATATAAGAATTTCCTAAGAGATTCATTATTCAAATCTATAGGAACACCAACGGATTCAGCATCTAACTCTAAATCATCACCATCTAGCAATTGATTATCAATAATAGTAAATGCTTCAGGATGATTTTCAATTTTATAAGCTATATTATTTCTAACAGTACTTACAATACCTGTTTCTGTAGGTTTGGATATACCAATAACAACTCCAGGATTAGACTGAATCATATTAGTTTCATTACCATAGTTTTCAATCAGATTACCCATTAGAATAGAAGTTAATCCAGTACTAATATCCCCAAATGTTTTAGATATATTATCTGCAAACTCTTTTACATAAGGATTAGTTTTGCTACTATTTTTTATAAACTCTGTGGCTTTTTTAATACCTTCCTCTGGAGTATCTGAATTACTTAATATATAACTTATATCTTTTATATGAAGATATTCATTTATATTTTTCTGAGTTTTATCATTTGCATTAAATTTAACACCATCTCTAAGATTAACGCCTGTACCTTTAATAGGATTTCCATTTTCATCTAAGTCAGAAGTTTCTTCATTGATAACATTAGTTAAACTTCCAAAAATTCCAACACGATTAAATACATCATAATATTCTTTAATACTCTTTTGAAGTGCTAAGCTTAAATTTGCTTTATCTTCTTTATTTGTTGGAATACCACCTTTATAAGCATCATATTCAGAAAGAATGTTATTGATTATACTTTGAGATTCTTGAACTCTAAGATTAAGAGCTTTTAATTTATCTTCATCTTCTTTAGTTATATCTTCTCCCTTAGTAGACTTTTTAGCTAAATAGTCATTAAATCTTTCTAATTCAAATATATTTCTTGAATGTTGAGAAGTTTGATTAAGTAATCTTGCTTTACGATTTGCTTCTAGTTCAGAAGTCATACTAGGAAGATTAACTATTGTTCCAACTAAACCATCTCTTTCTCTAGTAAGTATTTTAGAAGTATCTTCAGACTTTTCTAGTTGCTTATTAAATAGACTTTCAAAGAATTTATTATCTACATCAAGTTTCTCTTTAGTATATCTCATAGGCAATAAATAAGTAGCCACATTAGATATTTCAGAATCTATATAATTAGCTTTATAAAAATTAGATAATCTAGCTTCATAATCAGATTTAGTTTCATTAGGATTTTGATTTAAAAAACTATAATTTCTATCTATTAATTCTTTTATATAAATACTATTAGAATTGTTTATAGCATTAAGCAATACAATCTTTTCATTACTATTAGCATTTTTATATTCAGGAGAATTTATTACTAAAGTTTTTAAAATATTAGAATCAGTAAAAGCTGTAGAATATATATTGTCTTTTACAGCATTACTAGGTGTAATACCTTTTTGTTCTAGAGCAAATAGATTTAATTCTGCTTCTTTTAATAAAGCATTTTTAAATTTACTATTGTTAGATACAATGGCTTTAGCAACATTTATTAATCTATCATCTCCTATACCTTCGATAGTTTTAGTAAAACTTTGAAATCCATGAAGAGTAGGATTAGATAAAGTTTTTAGAGTAGATTTAGTAATAGCATCAATTGTAGGATTATTCATTAAATCCATAGCTTGTTTACGGAATTGTTCACTATAAATAACTTTTTCATCAGATTTCATAGCTTTAAAGTATTCAAGCATTTCTTTACGTAAAGCTTCTCTATCATGACCTGAACCAAGAGCTGTACCAAAAGCACTAATAGATTGTTTACCATTACCTCCTAAACTACCTCCTGCATCATTAAACCGTTTAAGAATCATAGCTCTATTTAATGCTTTATATTCTTCTGAAGCGTCAGATTGTTCATTAGCTTGCATCATAGCATCAAATTGAGTTTTATTACCAAGAATAGTTTTAACTCCTTCATCAGTTAAAAATCTACGAGCACCATCGCTAACAGCTGTATCAGCAAAGAACCATCCTCCATCTTCATCAACTTTAGCTTTAATGTGTTCTTGAGTTTCATTAATTTTACCTGCAAGAGCTTCTTCATCTGCGCCTTGAATAGCATTATATTCAGACATCTTAATAGCCATTTCATTATATGCGTTTTCATTACGAATAGCACGTTCTTGCAGATTATCAGCAGCAGCCGTTATAGCTGCACCAGCTTCTCTAAATGACGTCAAGTCCAGAGGTCTAGCATCAGGTTGCTTGACATAAGTAAGATCAGCATATTTTAGTCTAACTGCCATATCATGTAAATTATTATAAACAACAATACCCTCTACCGAATTAACGATAGAGGGTGTAGGATTTAAGTCAATATGTATAAAACGTATAGCATTATGCAAAATTATAATAGTAATCCGGCATAGTAACAGCATCAGGAACAACAGAACCTCTTCTGTTTAAACGTTTAGTACGAAGTGAACGTTTAGGAACAGTAGAACCGCCTTGAATCTTTTTAAGATCTTTAAGACTACTAATTCCAAACATTCGCATAAGAATATCTTTAGGCATATTATCGAAAATATAATCCCTAGATTTATCATCTTTAAGAACACTAATAAGATTAGCAGTTTGTAAGTTCTCCATATCAAATTTAGATTGATAAGCAGTACCAATAGAACGTCCTAAACTAGCAATCATATCGCCAATAGCAGCTCCTTGTTGACTTCTACGTTGAACAATCTCCATTTGATGATTAAACTTATTAGCTTCATTCTCAGCTCTAATTTGACTATTTCTAGCAGCAATTTCAGCGTTAGCCATACGAGAACGATTACGAAGCTCAACTTCTTTATTATGTTCATCTTGTTTAACTCTACTACGCATACGAGAACCTTGAGTTCTAGCAAGCAATATAGACTGACGAGCAACTTGAGAATTAGAACTGTTACTTGTAATATATTTTTCAAGACTACGAACAGTATTATTAATATCTCCAATTTCAGCGTCAGTATTTATATCAGTTTCTAGTTCTACACGATCCATAAGAGGAGTCTCAGGAACTCGCATACTTTCCATACGATCAATTAAACCTTTATTAGTTATAAGTTGACTTATACCACCAATAAGATTACCACTAACCTCAGAAACAAATCCCGGACTTATAAAACCACCACCAGCATATTTGCGAGTTTTACCACCACAACGCAAACCTTGTTGAATAGTAGTTAAAGGATTTTGAATCTGAGTTTTATCGTTAGATGTAAAAATTACTTCTTGTTCCGTAGCATAACTTCCGCTATTATTCCGTTGAGTACCATAAGTAGAAATAGGAATATCAACAATTTGACCACCATCATAATATTTTCTAATTTTACCTCCACATTTCCGTTTAATACGACCACCACAACGTGCTTCAATAGGTTCAGCTTCCATACCAAATTCAGCTTTCATACTTTCTTGAAGATTATAGAGTTGTGCGAGTTCATTTTGAATTGCAGCAATTTGTGCATTAGTTCTTTGAAGATCAGCATTAGCTTTCTCAGCGTTACGACTGTTAGTATTACGATCAATTGCATACGTACTACGGTCAGTTAGAGAAAGCATTCTACCAAGCATCATAGATTTAACCGGAAGAGAACTTTCAAGATAACCTTTATGTTTCATAAGAGGTTTAGCAAGATCAGCAAATGTAGTTCCATTATACTTCAAAGTATCAGAGAATACATAAGCATTATCTGCGTCAGTCATAAGAGCTTCACCACCTTCGACTTCAGCATTAGGTCCATAAGGAACACCTCCTTGTTCATGAGAAGGACCATTAACTTCTGCGGTATTAGAAGATGTTTCTTCAATTATACCACCATCAGCATAACGTTTAGCTTTACCACCGCAACGTTTACGTTTAAGTCTTCCACCACAACGAGCGGCAATTCTACCAAAAGCAGAACTAGGATCAACATCACCAAATGGAGTACCTTGAACAGTAAGTTGAACTAAGTCACTACCGAAACTAGCATCATCTTGATAACCAGTAACACCTGTGATATTAGAATCACCATATATATCAAGAACACCTTCTTGTTGAGCAGTGTTGGATAATTTAAGTTCATCTTGAAGAATACGTTCATTGCCTGCAACAATCTGACGTTGCCTATCAGCTTCTTCAGCAGCTTTTTTAGCTTTACGTTTCTTACGACGACCTCCAAACAGTCCAACAATACCACCAATAATAGCACCTGCTGCCATACCAATAGGACCTGCCCAAGCTCCAAGAGTTGTACCTGCTAACGCAGAAGATCCAGCGGCAGCCGCAGCAGTAACTCCAGCTCCAAGTCCACCACCAATAGTAGCACCGGTACTTAAACCAGACATTGTAGAAGCTCTTTGAATACCTTTCTCGGCTCCATAACTATGACCTTGAACATCCCCGAATCTATCTCTAAATGCAACTTCACCTCCACCAGCGTATCTACGTCGACGAGGGTAAGCTTTAAGAGTTGAAATGTTTTTAATCATACCACCATTATTAAATTCAGATTTAAATAAGAAGTTAGCACGACTTCTAAGCGTTTTAGTTGTAGAATCATCAACAGTAAAACCCGGTTTTTGATTCTTCATAAAATAAACAGAAGCATCTTCAGCCGACATAGCATTGACTTTATCTGTACTAAATTTACTATCTTTAGAAGGTAAATAAGTATCAAGATAATAATCAAATTGAGATTCTAAACTATCTTTACGTTTATTAGTTTTAAGATAAGATTGATAACTACCATAAGTATAATTAGGATCTTCAACCCAATTAGTTTTAGGTTTACCTTTATCTTTCTTATCATCCCACTTACGTAGATTCTCAAAACTAAATAAACCATGATTAACAATTCTATTATCACCTTTAGCAGTAGCTCTTTGAGTTTTATTAAATGAAAATAGATCATCAATCGAATCATTTAACGTCTCACCATAAACCATAGACATTAAACCAGTAGTAGCTGCATGATTAAGACCACGCTTCTTAGCATAATTGTAAAAATCACGCATACGTTTAATAACACCATCATCAGCTAGTTGTTTAGGTGTAAAGACTTTAGTATTGTAACCTTTAGTACCAACACCAGTCTCTGCTATATACTTAACAACTTCACGAGCAGGTGCACCGACTTGATAAAGAGAATCAATCTTATGAATCTCAGGACGACCTATAAGACCTTTAGTATTACTCTCTTTATCAAGAGCTTGAATAGCTAAACCTAGAGATCTATTATTAATATCTTTACTTTGATGATACTTAGTAAAAATATCAATAAGAAGACGTCTAGCTTGAGCATCATCAGCGACCTTAGTACGTTTATATTTATTTGGCATACTAATAGTATTTGCAGAGTGTTGCTCCTTACCACAAGCTCTTTCCCTACCGGGGTTTGGAGATCGTTAAAGAGCAACACTAATTATAAACGAGTATCTTTATCAATCATAACTTCAATATTAGTAAGTCTTAAATCAAGTTGAGTAGCATCAGGATATTTAGTAATATCATCTACATAATCATCAGCTTCTTGACTAAAGAACTTATTCTCATATATCATAGTTATATAAGTCCAAGCATTATGGAACTTAGCAATATCATACCAAGGCTTTTGATATTTAGCTGAAAGTTCAATAAGAGTGTCAATAGAATCTTTATCCATAAAATTAATAAGATTAGGATTAGGATTCCATTGACCATGATCATTCTCAACGAAGTCTTCAATACGATTCCAAAGATAACGACCAGCTTTATATTTAAGAGTTTCATTATCCCACCAAATAGGACTAACACTCATAGGCATAAGACCTGTACATTGAACATCAGTATGAAACATCAACCAATCAATAGTTTTATTATAAAGATAACGTATATTATCTTCATTATTCATAAGACCATTAATAAGCTGACTATGCCATTCAATATGCTTAAAGAGTTTACTTATAGTAGGCTCGGTAGCATAAATAAACTGAACAACGCTAGGATGAATAACATCATCAAAGTAAATACCTTTATTCTTAGCATCAGTCTTAAAAAGAGAACCTTTAGTTATATAGAAGATTCCATGCCGGTTAATGTATGAATAATCTCCGATATACGAGTGAAAAGACGTCCATAAGTTAGTCTTTAATGAGTAGGAGATAGAATAAGACTTATACAAGTCAATAGCACCGTTTTTATCTATAATCTTATTAGTGAATATAAATCTTTGGTGCATTTCATCGTATGTAAAGAAACATCCACTATGCGACAATGGATTAGTAGCATTAGCGTAGATATGCTCTTTAAACCATTCTTTGAAGCCCAAATCGGACAATTCGCTTACACTTTGGTCGTTCTTAACAAGATAAATCTCACCCTTTTCGACATCACAAACAAGATAACCACGATGCGTAATAATAGCACTAAAACGATTGTTACAACCAATTTTACCAGTAGTGCTATAAATAATTTCTTTAGGTTCACGTTGAAACAAATCAGAAGTACCTACATAAGTTGTATTTTCATCATTGTTACCTAGAGTATCTTTAATTGCAGCTACAAGTAATGTATATTGTTGCTGAATATATAAAGCAATATCATCAGATAGAACATTCTCGATAGCACCTTTTTGAATTGAAACATCTTTATAAGCATCAGCTTTATATCGACGCCAACCAATATCAGTAGATTCACTAGGATTAACATCTGAACGTATAATGCGAGAAGGAAAGGTTTTAATATCGTCAATCTTTTTAATAATAACTGCATCTTTAAAACCATCCCAATTCATAGAAGTCTCATAACACTTACCATCCTCGGTATTCCAAAAGTTATCAATAGGATAACTAACATGACCTAAGTTATCAGCTTCTTGATAATAATTATTCTTAGGAGCCCAACGAATAGCTTTCTCAATATCATTCTCGGCAGTATTAGAAATATTACGTTCGAATATCTTATAAGCACTACTATTAACTCCAAGCCCATCATGACGACATTGAAGATTCATACGACTAAATATGAAATAACTAATGATAATTCTATGACAATTAGCGATAGTAGCACCAGCTCCTTCATGTTGGAAACCAGCCGCAGGAGCAACACAACGTTGAGTTATAAATGCAACAAAAGTATCACCTTTGAGATATTGAGCTTTTGTAGTAGCGGTATATGTTACAGGATGATATTCAACTCTAACAATAGGAGATATACAAGAAAGATTCTGAGCATAAACATCAATAGTTTTGAATATATCATCTGCATTACGATCATGATAATAACAATCTATAATAGCACGATTATTTTCAATGATAGAATACCATTGAAATCTTGCAACAGTTCTATCATCCTCATGACTATTTGGATTATCATCACCTTCCCACTTACCAGCAGCAGAATAATCTTTACATATTTTGTTATATTCAAATCCGGGATCTAGTAAGTCACCATTTCTATAAGTAATAGTAACGCGTTGATAACTCTTATTATTCCATTCATTCGGATAGTATTTACTATCAAACATAGCGTTATCATCGAGACCATCATTTTTACTAAATTTATAACTAGAATCAGCAGCTATATTTGAAACAGCTGAATTATTATTAGCAATAAATTCAGGTTTAATAGTAGGTCCATTAAGTCTACTATTAACAATAAGTGAATCAGAAAGAAGAACTGATTGAATCAAATCACCACCTTCATCCCACAAATCAGAACCATCTCCTTTCTCATTTTTAGTATCATTCTTCTGACGATTAAAACAGTGTCTCCAAGTCATACGTTCGTAAGCACTACGAACACTATAAGCATGAACTTGAGGCATAACTTTTTTTTCAATTAAATATTCAAGAGGATATAATCTATATCTATCACGAGAAGCAAAAGCCCCTTTATAGTTATTACCAACTACATTAGAATAAGCTAAATCTCGAACAACAAGTGATTGACAACACCAATTACTATTAGAACTATTAGGTTGAGCCATGTAAACAACCCAAGATTTAATTTGTTTACGAGCAACAACTCCAACTTCTTCAAGACCATCAGCAGTTTCAATTTTAGTAGTATCTTTAAATAGTTTAGAAAAGAAATCAGTAGGATCGAATTTAAATCTAAACATACGGTGTTTAACAGCACCATCACTACCAGTCATATTAAAGTTAGAAGTCTTGAAGTAATAGCTACTCTTTTGAGTATTATAAATAGGATAAATATTAATAAGTTTACCTTTATAATCAATAAGACCTAAATATAAGAAGTAATATTCATTATCTTTGATACAAGTATCATTAGAAAGATCTTTCTTTTCAAAGTCACCTTTATCACCAACAGATTTGAATAATTTTTCTTCAATTTTAATATTACCAGTACCATTAAGACCATTAGCAGTACATAAATTTTTATCTTTGATATGTTTGTCAAGACCAGTAATATCATTCATACTAACATTAGCACGAATAAGCTGTGAATTAAAATTAGTATGAGCTTGATCTTTAATATATGAAATATTACCAATTACAATATCATTAAGAGTAACTGTGTTTAAACTATTGATACCACTGATATAAACAGTTGTACTATTTTTACCTTTAATATCAATATTTTCATACTCGTAAGCTTTCTCTTCATCTTCACCTTTATAGATAATACCAAGTTTACATTCATCAAACTGAGAATCTATATTAGTAATATCAATTTGAAACTTACGAGAAGTAAGCTGACCAGCTTTAATACTTTCATTGTATTTAGGTGCAGCAAAGTATGTAGGAGATAGCAAAGAATAGTCAGTATAATCTCCGGTTTTAAGTTTATATGCAACAGCAAATTGATATGAGCCTGCAAGTAAACCACCACCATCAATAGACTGAACTGTTAATGTAGGATATTCAACATCAGGTATAAGATTCAATAGTTTCTCTTTAGTTAAATCAGTACCTAAACTGTAAATAGTCGTAGTATTATCAGAATAATCTTTTGCAAGACCATAGTCATCCCAAAAGGTATTAAGATTCATCAAACGAGTCTCATTAGCAGCAGTTGAATTACCTTCTGTAAAAGTAATAATCAGATGATTATTTTTATTATAAGAATAAGCCCCTGTAATAGGACGATCTTCGCTAAAGTTTAAAACCGTATTATCACCAACTAAAGGAGCTTTATAAATAACATCTGAATACTTTATATCACCTTCAATAGTTTCATCACTATGCCATATAATATAGTCTCCGTCAGGTACACTAGGATTAGCACCGTTTCTATTAACGAAAAAAAGCACCACTCCAACGGGAATCGGAATGGTGCCAATACACTGACCATAATCAGAATAATCATGATGTTTCTCAAATCCATTTTCATTGATAAGAGTCTCACCATCCTCGTTATATAGAACATTAAGTGCATAAGACTTAGTATCACTATTGACTAATGACGGATTCGCGTTAGGGTAAAGACCTGCGTTTACTTTCATAGCCGTTCACATAATGATTTTTCATATTTAAGAAGTTTAATAACGACCTACTACAATCATCACGTTTATCTTTAGTAAGTCTATTACAAGCATTGCGAACTTTAATTTTAGCATTATCATAAGCAAGTGCTGGATTAGTGTAAGGATTACTATCTCTAAGATTTAAAACTGGATGCCTGTAATTACGTTGAAGAATACGCATCATAACAAAGTTCTTTAGAGCATCAATAAGAACATCATTATTAGGTATAAGAGGAACATTGATTTTAAGAATCTCGTCAAGTGTCATTGGCAACCCGTGAAATAAGATGCCTAGCGTGCCTTTTCTGACATTCAGATGCAAATACGACCCGTTAATCGAATACGTATATAAACTGCCGGAGATCGTCCGTATGAAGTCAAAAACGACATTTTCTGTAAGGTTTACCCCTATCGGGAATGAAACGGCGAGCGGTATATAATTTCCATCATCATGCTCAAAAGGAGCAGGATTAGTAGTAAAATCCGCACGTTTACCATTAATTGTAACAAGACGTATATTCTCACAACCCTCTGGAATCTCACAACGATACTCATCAAAGTCGATAACTTTACCAACGTTAATAAGATGCTGTTGAATATTTAAATCAGCAAGAGCTTCACATATCCAAGTAGGAATACGAGTCATAAAGTCCATAGAATGAACATCATAATCTTCTATAATCCTATGAATAACAACACTAGAACTAATCAAGTTTTGGTCTAATGTATTCATCTACTTCATTGTTTTTAATACGTTCTCTTTTGCTTTTAGTAGGCGGATACCTATCCATAATAGTTTTATCATGTTCAATCATGTATTTGAGTTTAGCATCAAATGCAAGATTATCCGCTTTAATAACTTCTTCTATAGATTTATGCCTAAGCACCTTATCACTAGTCATAATGTTTACATGACAATGATTAGGTTTAAATTTATAGAATATTTGATTAGGTACAACATCAACACCCATATTATGACGTATCCATTTACAGAACCAATAATACGGATTATCAGATTTAACGTGCCAATTCTTACCATAAGGATTAAGAAAACTTTTAACTTCAATACCAGCAGCAATCATCTCATCTCTAAGACGAAACGAAGCAGCCCAATCAACAGATTCTCTAGCAACAGCACGTTGAACTTGAAACTTACCAATGTAAGTACCTAAAGAAACACTATCACCACGAATAAGATTCTCAATTAGAGACTTATTAAGACCTCTTTGTATTTGATTAAATATCGGATAAGGAATACGACACATCCAATCATAATATCTAATAATAGCAAGAAGTTTAGGAATACGAATTGTAGATAGATAAACAAAACGATTGAACGTAATACGAAGAGATACCGCTTTAGCTTCGTCACTCCAATTAAGTTTACGTAAGAGCTTAACACCTTTAACTCGTTTACCTAAAATAAGATCATCAATAATCTCTTTAGTTATTCCATTCGATTCAAGAAGATTCAGATTAGCATAACAGATATTAGCTAGATTATTACGTCTAACATAAATATTATGAAGATCAGTACTTAATTTCTCGATAGTATTATAACATTGTTCGAGATAATCGTGGTAATAGTGCATGGATTCCATATAGTTTATTCTACTTTATTATGGATTAAACGTTGAGTACCATTAGGATCATTAGGAGCATAAGTTGCATCACTAATAATCTTAACTTCGTGTTCTGTAGGCTTAATACCGAATTCAGTTCTAAGAACCTCATAAGTTATACGTTCTATCATATCAGAAGGAAGTGGAAGTTCAATATCTTGACCATCATCTTCCATATACATAGTGATAACCTCAGCAGGATTTTCAGCTACATACACGATTGTTACAAACTTATAATTTTTAGCATCAATCTCAAAGTTTTTGAGAGTATTTTTGATAATAATTTTAAGTTTACCATTAACGATTTGATACACTCCCCAAACCCCAGTAGGGGAATAGACTGTGGTAAGGAGCGGAACTACGCTATTATTAGCGTACTTATATGTAATAAGACTCCCGTCATCATGTTGAGTATAAACATGAAGAAAAGGTGCATCATTAGGCATACGTAAAGGTGTAGGAACTCGATGCTCAGTAGTAAGAACCATATCTTTAGCACCAATTCCCGCATATGTGTTTTCTATATCGGTAAGCGGAACGCAGATAAGAGGAACATTAAAGCTAACTTTAAGCACCTCATCTACACCATTGCGCTCAATACTCTGACGAATAAAAGTAGCAAAGAGTGCCTTACAAGCATCTTTTGCTCTCTCTTGAATGCTATGATCACCGGGCTTACCTAATATATTAGAAATCTTACTTCCTAATTGATTAAGTGTTGCCATAATAATACATTAAACAATTCGCCAAGATTTGTTAGTAGTAATACCAAGCTCCTTAGTTTCACCTCTAGGGATAAATTTAAGAAGATTAGTAGACAATTCAAGTTCAGGAGTATCAGAACTACCTATGATCATAATAGGACGATTCTTAACTGGAACAACCCCGTGCCACGGATCAGCATTAGTATACCGGTTAGTAACTCTAATAACGTTCTTTTGATTTTTGAAACCTCTACCACACCTTGATGGCAGACTAGTTCTTGCGTAAATAACAGTCATGGTATTTTAGTTTTTAATGATATCTTCTGTCACATCTATAACCATAGTCATATTGCGAGAAATACGATTGTGATTTTTCCAGAATGTTTGCATCATTTCAGCGTCAGGTTCAAAGTCAAGCTCGAACTCAGCACTAAGAAAGCCAATAGGCATATCAGTTTTCAAGTCACGAATAAGAATGCTAATAGCAGTATTACATCCACGTGAACGAAGATCTCCAACATACATATTAGAATGATACCTTGTCAAAGCACTCATACGGAAAATGTACTTACTATCTCTGTATAAGCGTAGAATAGTATAAGGCATAATAGAAGTAAGAACATTCTTATAACGATTCTTATAAGGATCTGTAATACTAATATCGTAATCTTCTGCGATAACAGTAAACTTATCCATATTAATACCATTACAGAACTTACCACCATTATGAAAGTATGCAATGTAAACACCTTTAGCATTAAGAGATTCTCTAATGTTTGAGGTTATTTTATCGAGTTGCATCCAACATTCTGCTTTAGATGTAAGAAGATTAGTAACAACCTTACGTCTCTTCTTAGCAATCCATTCTTTTACGAAGACAACACCAATAGATGAAACAATAACACCAATCAAGTTCAATATAGCAATAAAAATACCACTCATTACACAACGTGTTTTATAATTCATACTTGCGTGTTTGAATAAGTTGCTATAAACAAAAAAATCCGACTACCAGCGGAACCAGTAGTCGGATTAGGAATAATTAAAATTGCCTTGATATAAATAACACCTGCGACCAAAACTAATTAGATGAATCTCTGCCAAGGCACTTCATCGTCTTGAGCTTTAATATCAGCTAACCATCTTTGGAAAGCAATACCTTCGTAACCGTCGGGATCACTAATGTAAAGATAAGCATACATAGCACATTCATGATGTTCGGTAAACAAACGACCATAGAAATCTGCGTAAGCCATATTCATTACATACATAACATCATACCAGTTAGCATTATGGAGATCATTCATCTTGTATTTGTGCCAAATAGATTTGACTTCATCAAGACTATAATGGTGAGTAGTACCATTACGATTCTCCATACGTTCAACAGCCCATTCACATAGGTCTTTAGTAAAATGTTTTCCGTAGAGTTCTTTATACTTTCGACAATCCCTCTTTCTTACATCTTCACTTTCGTGTGGCATATCACTATGCTCATGCGGGTCTTTCATCATGACTTACATTATTTTTAAGAGAGTTATCAATTTCACGTTTGAGATTTTGAAAAGCAGTAGCTTCGAACTCAAAACCAAATAGATTCACAGAACCTTTAGCAGTAGCTTTAGAAATAGCTGCATCAAGATAGCTATTAACTACTTTAGGAATCTGCTCATCAGGTATGAACTTAGATAACTTAGCCAACTGAGGCTTAATAATATAATCAAGTGTAGGCTCTATAATAAAATCTAATTCATTCAGAAGATTATAAGTAGAAAGGTCTAAACCAAAAACACTACCCATAAACTTTCCGATACCAGAAGTAACAGGAATCTTAATCCCACCTCCAATAGTTTTAACGATTGGTGTTAGCCATTTACCAACAGCTACTGCAACAAGTTCTGCGTTAGTCATACTACTTCAAGATTAAGCTTGTGGAGTTGAAGTAGAAGCGTTAGGATCCGGTACAGCAGGACCAGCAGCACGAGCCGCTAACTCAACAACCGGACAAATCTCAGCAGCATTGATCTTTTTGATGTACTTAACGAAATTGCAATTTGCATAATCGAAAATACGTTCATCAGCAGATTCTCTACGTTCAGCTTCAAGAGCGATAGCAGCTTTGAAATCGTGACGAACATCACTGAACTCACGAGCGACTTCTTTCTTGAAGTTTTCAATATCCTGTTTGTTAAGTGCAGATTCCTTATCCAAACGAGCAAGAGTTTCAAATATAATCTTGTCGTTAGCTTGACGAGTTTCACGTTCTTCTTTGATTAAAGCTAAAGCTTCTTTAAACGTATTTATACCTACATTATCGGCATAACGTTCAGACTTCTCTTTAGCAAGTTCAGCCATAAGACCAGAAATTAATTGAGTTTCAGCAACAGCAGTAGCTCCAGCAGCAACCGAACCATTACCGTTACCAAACCAATTTCTCAATCCAAGTCCTGCAAAAGCAGCAAGACCTAAAGAACCTGCAACAGTGTTGTAGTTAATTTGTCCTTTCGGAACTTTAACACCAGTTTCGTTTTCAGTATTCATAGCATTAATTTGTTTTAATGCCCCTCGACATTGAGATGCACAACAAATATATTACTATTAGTACCGATAACAATGAAATGATTTATAACATGAACATTAATACTCAACAGTTGAACATTATATTCAACGTTTCTTCTTAGCGATAGCTTCGTCAATCTTTGCATTAATAGAGGGAACACTAATGTAATTCATAAAAGTTACATAACCAATATGATATACGTCAGCAATTTTGTTCTTCCAAATCCAACGATAACTTCTATCATCATTGATATAAGTTTTAGCAATCTCTTGAATATCTCTAATTAATAAGAGCTTATTCAAATTAGTATAAGTCACAGGTGTCATACCTAAAGGAATTTAAATCATTAATAGAACGTTTAGTCGATGATTTAAGCGAGCAATGATTTTCCTTGATATGACAAAAGAGAGTACTATGCAATTTAGCAGTAGTACTCCTTTAGTCCGCGATCATACGCTTTTAGAATCAGCAAAATGCCGTTTTATAGCTTTGAGTATAGGTTTTATAATTAAATCATACCCAAAAGTACATATCAGAAAAGATAGCAGCACCGTTTCCAGTGAAGCATCTAATTTGTATAAGTAAAGCACTATAGTTGCAATACCTACGATTAAGCTAATAAGAGACTTGAAGTATCTCGGTAGTTTCTTCTTAGCAATCTTAGTAGCAATCTCATTAATACCATAAGTAGCTAAAAGCACAATAGCGATAAAAGCAAAACTTATAGAATTAAAGAGATTAAAAACAATTGTTTCTTCCATAACTACATCATTTGTGCCATAAGTGATATATAACATTCAAAAGGTGTATTAGCTTTATCATAACCTGTAACAGTTATATGAGCACCACCAGCATACATCCAAATATCATCAATCTCTACTATAACATTAAAACCTTGTATAGTAGTAGACATTCCCATACCTTCATTATCACCCTTAGCTGACATTATTCTATAAACACCTTCAAAAGTTATTTGCATATCTATAAGACCCGGTGAACCAACCATTAAATGAACTTCAACATCACGATCAATAAGTTCACCGTATTTAGGATTTACATCAGATAATACAGCTTCAGATGCAATACTAATATTACTTATAGCGAAAATAGCTTTACCACTTTTTTGAACAATATCACAAGTTTTACTTACCCCCCCCCTGCTACAGTTATTATACCATTTCTAGCCACTCCAGTATTTTTAGCCGCTATAACGTCAAAACTTCCGTTATTTGAACCGCTTGCGGGGCTAACTGTAATCCAATCAGGTTTTGCCATAACTCAAATATTTAAATTTGTAACAAATTAGAAAGCAACAACGAAACGATCACAAGTAACTATACTTCTAATACGTTCCTTAGTAGCTTCATCGAAATCAACGATATTGAAATTAATCAACATATGGTTATCCGGATACATAGTCATAAGACGATCATTAATCTCATAAACTAAGGTCTCATAAAACGGAGTAACATCTAGTTGAGTATTATTTTTAGTAGAATTAAAATCAATATCAGTAAACAATTCGCATAAAGTGTCAGCATGACCGATAAAATCTAAGGTAATTTGCATATTAAATGTAACTACTTTACTAGCATTATTAACACGTCTACCTTCAAGCGATACAAACATACAATATTCAGATTCAGTAACATTAACTGTATTATTGAGTTCTTTTTCAATAACAGACGAATCAGCCATTGTACAATATGCGATACCTTTAATTCCTATAGCATTAACTTGTATAGTAGTCCATAAGCCATATTCAGTACTATTTCGACCAAAGTCACCTATAACAAGTAATTTTGCGTCTTGATTAACCGCAATAGTTTTAGATAATCCTCCACCTGCAACAGCAACAGAACCTTGTCTAGCATCACCCTCATTAGCTTGAGCAGTGACTTGAATAGATCCATTACCATTACCCGAATTAGGTGAGGTATTTACCCAATTAGGTTTTGACATATCTTAAATATTTGTTTATACGACAAAAGGTCTAATAGGCACCTTAGCACCTATCAGACCCATAATCAAATCAACAGACGACTTACGAAATAGTCCAAGCGGTATTCGTAGTAATCGTTATCTGTTTAGTTTCTCCCGCAGCAGCGAAAGTCAATGCAGTCGGAGATACAGACAAGGTAGCATCACCGGCAGCTTGAGTTACAGTATATTTCTGACCATTAACAGTAACATGTCCGGAACGAGTATTAACTGTCGGATTAGCAGCAGCAGTAAACGTAATTTCGAAAGCGTAAACGTCATCTGCCCCCGGGTCACCCTCAATCTCAGCACCAGAGTTATATTGTTGTTCAGCTACAACCAATTTACCGGCAGTCAACCAAGAAGAAGCGTCAGAATCAACAGCAAACGTAATAGCAGCCAAGTTGGAGTTACCAGTGAACTTCTTAGCTTCACCCGTTTTAACGAAAGCTAACGATTGAGTAGTAACGTCCCAAATCGTAGAACCTTCCTGCTGCAACGTAACGTCTTCAGTCAAGTCTTCAACAGCAACGGTAATCAAACCAGAACGTCCGTTACGACCTTTATAAACCGGAGCAGTAACATCTACTTGAGAATTACCAGTTCCCTCAACAGCACTTAAAGTGATCCAACTCGGTTTAGCTTTCAAAGCATATCCGGCGCGCATAACAGGTGCACCAACTCCATCAACCAAACCCCCAATTTCAACAGCAGTTGCTCTTTCATTCAAAGCAGAATCTCCAATCATAATGATAAAAATTTAATTATTCGTAAAAAAGTTTGAAGTTCCGCACGCCCCACAAGCTATTCCCCTACTTGGGTCTGCAAAGCGTAGCGGAACATTTAAAAGTTTAAGAAACAGTCCAATTAACATTAGAAGTTACTTTGACAGTTTGTGTACCACCAGCAGCTTCAAACGTTAGACTAGTTTTATCAAGATTCAAATAAGGATCTTGTTCAAACGTTGCAGTGTAAGTAGCATTTCCAGTAACAGTAACAGTTCTGCTAGCATTCGTATTACCATCACTCCATTTAACAAAGTGATAACCGGCAGACGGTGTAGCCTTTAATGTAGCAGTTGCACCATAATTGTAAGTACCACTTCCACTAACAGTACCACCTGTACCCGCAGTTACAGTCAGTGTATAACTGTTAATTTGCCATACAGCATAGTAAGTAACATTACCAGTAACTTTGGTAGTTGTGCTTACATTAACAGAACCACTAGCTGACGTAGACCATCCCTTAAAAGTATATCCAGTTCTTGTAGCAGTAGGAAGAGTTCCTAAAGCGTCATTGTAATGGAATGAACTACTAGACTTGCTAGGAGTACCACCATTACCATTCCAAGTAACCGTATAATTCTTATAAGTTGCAGTCCATCTAGCGTACCAAGTCTTATTAGAAGTAACCTTAGTTGTCGTAGTTAATTTAGTACCACCAGTAGCGGCAGCAGTATCGAACCAACCTGCGAACGCATACGTATAAGTATTATCCGCAGCTCTTGAACAAGTAGGTAACGTTCCAATAGCTTCATTATAAGCTTTAGTTATAGATGAAGAAGAAGGAGTACTACCACCATTAGCGTTAAATGTAAAGGTGTACCTATTAACAGCTCTGGTCACATAAGCATAATAAGTAGCAGCACCTGTTACACTCGGTGTTTCTAAAGTTAATGAAGAACCAACCTTAGTTCCACCACCGTTAGCAGCAGTATACCAGCCTTGAAAAGTATAAGTGTACTGAGCATCATTTGAAGGCATAGTCAAAGTACAAGAGCCTTTCGACCCATAAGCAACAGATTGACTAGTCCTATTCAAAGACCCGTATGTTGTTTGATAATTTATCGTATAACTCCGTCTAGTCGCAGTCCAATGTGCATATATCGTAGTATTACCTGCACCCATTGTCGTATTAGCAGTAACTTGCGTTCCACCACTTGCAGAAGTGTACCAACCAGCAAATGCGTAAGTGTATTCAGCATCAGAAGACTTCGTAGGCGTCGGCAAAGTACCATAAGCACTTCCATATTGAACGCTCTTAGAAGCAGGACTTACTGCATTACCACCATTAACATTGTAAGTTAAAGTATAACTATTAATAGACCATTGAGCATAATAGGTAACAGTACCAGTTATCTTAGTAGTAGATGAAATCTTCGTACCACCACTAGATGCTGTGTACCAACCAAGGAATGTATAACCTGTTCTAGAACAAGTCGGAAGAGTACCTAATTCTGAACCATACGTTTTAGTAATAGTCGATGGACTAGGAGTACCACCCCCGTTACCATTAAATGTTGCAGTATAACTTCTAATATTAGCAGTCCACTGAGCATAATAAGTAACGTTTCCTGTTACCGTAGTAGATGCAGATACTTGAATACCACCCGTTGCAGCTGTAAACCAACCCTTAAATGTATAAGTGTATTGAGCATCAGCAGCTCTTGTTGGAGTAGGTAATGTGCCTAAAGTAGAACCATGAGTCTTAGTAGTTGATGTAGGATCTACAGTTCCACCATTAGGATTCCAAGTTACAGTATATGACTTAAGAACAAATACCGGAGTAATATGAGTATTGGCAGTAATCCTAGAAACTGTCATAGGATTAATAGTAGAACCATTAGACCACTTACTAAAATTATAGCCAGTACTTGGAGTAGCTGTCCAAATAGCAGAACCACCATATTCTACACTAGACTTATTAACGCTTGCTGTACCACCAGTTGAATTAGCAGTAGTAGTTGTGAAAGTCTTAATTGTAAACTTAGCAGTTAAGCTGATATTGGCAGTAACAGCAAATGTATATGAAGCATTGCTAGATACTTTAGTTGTTCCATTGTACCAACCAGCAAAATTATAAGCAGCCTTAGGAGTTGCAACTACAATAGCATTAGCACCGTGTTCTACAGTTTGACCAGCAGGACTTACAGTACCTTTATTTGTATCCTCAGAAGTTGCATTAACAGTATAGCTCTTAATCTTATATTTAGCAACAAGAGTTCTATTAGCAGTTAAAGTAACAGCGAAAGAAAGGCTTGTAGAAACAAGATTAGAGCCTTCATACCAACCAACAAAATCATACCCAGTAGGAGCGGCTTTAGCAGTCAATGTGACTTGTGTATCACGATAATAAGTTCCTTCTTTAACTCCACCTGTAGCGGATGAACCAATAGAACAATCACCAATATTTGTAATAGTAGTTTCTGAACTATTAG